ATTAGAAGATGGGCATTTGGAGATAAGTCACTTAGATTGAATACAATATCAAATGAAGAATTACAAAAATGGGCAATTGCACAAGATAAGGTAAATGTTATAAAGCAACAAAAAGATAATATTAGACCATTCGAAGAATTATTTTTAGGAGTGGGTGCAGATGTTTTAGAATTTGTAAGTTCGGTATTGACTGTTCATCCTGATAAAGCAATTAGGTCAATGAAGGAAAAACTTAAATCTGTTGCATCACAAGTTAGAAGTGGTGGAGACCAATCCAAAGTTCAAAAATTGAAACAAGAATTAAGTAGATTAAATGCATTAGGTGGTATTGATAAAATAGTTGCAACCGAAGGATTAGTGTTCTTTTATAATGGAAAAACTTATAAACTTACAGGTTCATTTGCACCATTAAATCAAATATTGGGTATTTTTTACGAATAATTTTGATATATATATACTATAAAGAAACAGTTATAAAAGTATAGAAATATGGCAAAAAGAAAAAGTTTTGATGAGAAATCAAAAGGGATGCACAAATCTCGTAAACTCATCATAGACACGGTTTTTGGAAGAACAGATAATAATCAAACTCATTTTGGTTATGAAGGTGAGGTTGAAGAAAAGAGAGAGGTTGGTGAAAGATGGACTGACAAAGACGGAAAAGAGTGGGAACAAAAAGAAGGATTTAAAGTTGCAGTCACTCAAATGGACGATGTAAGACAATTTTTACAAAAGTTGAGTACATGTTCAAATGAAGATTGTAAAACGGAATCATATAGTAATGCAGACAAAAAACTAATTCGTAAAACAGGAATGTGTATTGTTTGTCTTGCAAAGTTTGAACATGGTTTAAAAGAAGATGGAACATATCCATTCTATGAAGATTATAAGATAACAAGAAACAAACTTGCTTATGTTAGAGAATTAAAGGATAGATATGAAGAAGCTTTGAGTGGTATAAAAAAACAAATGGAAATTATCACCGAAGATGGTAGAACTGAAACTTGGACATGGGAAGTGGATATTGAAAAAGTAAAAACAGATTTGAAAAAAGACATTGATGGAGCATATGAGGCCATTGAATTATTAATAGAAAGAAAAGGGTTATTAGAAAAAAAATTGGTTGAGTTAAATCATCCAGAATTAATTAAAAAATAAAAATTATGAAAAAATTATTGAATTTTAAAAACATTGCAATCGTTGCATTAATCTTATTTGTTTTATTACAATGGTTTAACCCAGGTGGAGTTATGCCAGGTAAAAAAGTTTATATTGAAGGAAAGGCATACGAAGTGATTAAACACGAAATTGATACAATTGATATAGTTAAAACAAAAGTAGTAACTAAAAAGGGTGAAGATATTTATCACGAAACAATTAAGGAAGTAATTATTCCTACAATCGTAGATACTCAAGCTTTATTGCAAGATTTCTTCGCAAAGAACGTTTACAAAGATACATTACAATTACCAGATAGTTTAGGAACAATTGCAATGATTGATACAATTACTCAAAATAAAATATTGGGTAGAACTTTCAATGCAAGTGTTAAACAAAGAACCATTAAAGAAACTATGATTGTTAAGGAATTACCAAAAACACAAGTATATTATGGTTTAACTGGTGGATTTAACAAAGAGGATGTAGTTTCAAATATTGGTGCAGGATTACTTATAAAAACTAAAAAAGACAAAATCTATAATTTAGGTATTGGTGTTGCTAATAGAGTAACCGATGGAACTAATGGAACATTATCACCATATATTGGAGCTGGTGTTTATTGGAAGATTAAATTCAAAAAATAATGGGAGTTCAAGGGCAACCTAAGAAAACCTTAAAAGAGATAATTGCTGAAGAATATCGCAAGTGTGCGTTAGACCCAATTTACTTTATGAAAAAGTATTGTGTCATTCAGCATCCGGTGAGAGGAAAAATACCCTTTCACCTTTATCCATTCCAGGAAAATTGTTTAACTGACTTTAAAGATAATCGTTTTAACATTATTCTTAAATCCCGTCAGTTGGGTCTATCGACCTTATCTGCAGGATACATTTTATGGAAGATGTTATTCAATCAAGACTTCAATGCGTTAGTAATCGCAACTAAAGTCACTGTTGCAAAGAATCTGGTAGAGAAGGTAAGAGTTATGCACGACTTACTTCCTATTTGGTTAAGAGATGGTGGTAGTTCATCGGTAGAAGATAATAAACTTTCTCTTAAATTAAAAAATGGTTCACAAGTAAAAGCAATCGCAAGTTCTCCAGACGCAGGTCGTTCTGAAGCCTTATCCCTATTAGTTGTAGATGAGGCGGCATTCATTAGAGATATTGATGAGATTTGGCTATCAGCACAATCAACTCTATCAACAGGTGGTGCTGCAATCGTATTATCAACTCCAAATGGTATTGGTAACTGGTTTCATAAAATGTGGGTAGACGGAGAAAGTGGACAAAATGGATTTAATAATATCAATCTACATTGGACAGTTCACCCAGAAAGGAATCAGGCATGGAGAGATGAACAAACCAAAATCTTAGGAGTTAAAGGTGCGGCACAAGAATGTGATTGTGACTTTGTTGGTTCAGGTGATACGGTATTTGAACCGGCATTATTGACATGGTATAAAGATACATATGTGATGGAACCTGCACAAAAAAGAGGATTTGATAATAATCTTTGGGTATGGGAACATCCAAATTACAATAGAGCATATATGGTATGTGCGGACGTTGCGCGTGGTGACGGAGCTGACTATTCTACTGCACAAGTTATAGACATTGAAGATAGTTCACAAGTTGCAGAATATAGAGGTAAAATTGACACAAAAGATTTTGGAAACTTTTTAACTGCATTGGCAACTGAATATAATAATGCACTTTTAGTAGTAGAGAACTCAAACGTAGGTTGGGCATGTATTCAACAAATTATTAATAGGGGATATCAAAACTTATTTTATATGAGTAATGATTTGAAATATATTGATACCGAAAGACAAATGTCAAACAAATATTATAGAGACGAAAGACAAATGGTTGCCGGATTTTCAACAACATCTAAAACTCGTCCACTCATTATTTCAGCATTAGACACATATATGAATGAAAAAGATATTCTAATTCGTTCAAGTAGATTGATAGATGAAATGTTTACATTCATTTGGCAAAATGGTAGAGCAGAAGCTATGAAGGGATATAATGATGACCTTATTATGGCGTTAGGTATTGGACTTTGGGTTCGTAATACTGCATTGAGATTAAAACAAGAAGGAATAGATTTGACAAAACAAATGTTAAATTCGGCACAGATAAGTAAATACGAAGGAATTATATCAACAGGTCATTTATCAAAAAACCCATATGAAATGGATTTAGGTAAAGGTGAAATTGAAAACCTAACTTGGTTGCTAAAGTAATTTTTTTATATTTATATGTTGAAACTCTTATAGATGAACGAAGATTTAGATAAATGGTTTAAAGAAAAATGGGTAAACATTGGCAAAAAAGTCGATGGAAAACACCCACCATGTGGAACTTCGGGAGAAAAGAAAGGTTATGCAAAATGTGTTCCTGCAGCAAAAGCAGCTGGAATGAGTAAAAAAGAAAAGGAAAGTGCAACTCAAAGAAAAAGAGCTGCACAAAATGATGCAGGAAGAGGTGGTAAGAATAGTAGTGGCCAGGGTAAAAAACCAATATATGTTTCAACTAAACCAAAAAATGAAACTATGAACATAGAAGAAAAAATAAATTTATTTTTAGAAAAGAATTGTCCAACCGATTCGGCTAAATGGTCTGCATCTAAATCAGCTGCAAAATCTAAATTTGATGTATATCCATCTGCATACGCAAACGGATGGGCAGCAAAAAATTATAAATCAAAGGGTGGTGGATGGAAAACTTGTAGTGAAAATGTAGTAAGTGAATCAACAGGTAGAGAAGCAAAAGAAATTGCTAAATTAACTGGTACACGTGATAGTATAGTACAAAAATTTATAGATGATTTTAATTTGAATGCTAAAAACCTTTTTAATTTTATAGCTAAAGGAAAAGAAAAAGTTAGAAAAGATTT